AAGCTCGGGAGTGATAAATGTGCTTAGAATTTCGGGTGCTTGATACATAGATACTGAAACACTTGTAATAGCATTTCCAAGAGATGAATGTGAAAGAATTTGTGATAGATTACTTTTCCATCTAAAACTAATATTAATCTGATTTACATTAACAAAACCCTCTTGTTGCTGTTGAAAAGGCGATAGAAAAGGTGATAGGATGAGATTTTCAGTAAGGACAACTCTAAAGGTTCTGGCATCCACAACTTCAACCGGAAAACCGCCTCTTGGGTCTTCTGCTCCATTTTCACCATAATTACTCAAAGGATTTTTGGCACTACCATAAGTCGCCCAATCTGCATATTGTTTATAATTATCGGGCATTGTTGGGGTTGTAGAACATTGACTGTTGCGATCATCAGCATTATTACCATAGCATAACATTGCGTGGAGTTTATCACTTACATTATCGCTAATATTTTCGCCGTTAATCTGAACTGACAAAACATCGCATAAACTTGAGATTGGAAATGCCCTCAAAGCATCATTCGTTCCTAATTGTAAATCTTGGTCTGTTTTAACTTCAAAATAGCATCTAACTTTCATATTTCTATCTACAATCGTTTGTGTTGATGGAGGATTGATTGTCCATAGTGCTTGAACGGGTTGAGTTCCCGGAGAACCCCAACTATCAGCGGGGTTGATTTGTTGATTTACACGAAGACCACCCATTAAAACTGTGTGATTTTTCTCTAAATCTGCTTTTACATTAACTCGTGGTTCAATAACTTTAATTGCTTCCATATTGTTTATTTATATTATATATATATAAAATAAAAAAAATAAAAAATTTTTTAATTAAAATAATTATATATTTTTTTTATATATAATTTTATTTTTGCTTTTATTTTTGTTTTATATTTTAATTCTAAAGTAAAATTTAGGGTTTAAATAAGCAAACATCAACATATATTCTTGATGGAATTGCTGATGAAACATTACCGTTGTTCCAAAATACTTGACAATCAACACCATCATTAGTAGCATTTAATGCTCCAAAAGCAATCTGTCCATTATTGGTATTGCTATTATTAGGGTATTCGCACACATTTCCAGTAGCGATAACCAAACTTCCCGTTCCAAATCTTGGCACTAATTCTCCGGGTAGATTAAAATTCAAACTAAAATTATTATGGGGGGTTATATCGGATGTAAAATTTAAGAATCCCCTCATTCTCAAACTTGTATGATCACAAGTATAATATAATGGGGTTTGGTTTGTAATTGTTCCTAATCCAATAGAATAAACTGGTGGATATGCTTGTGTTTTCAATTGTCCTACAGTATCACCAAAGGATACAGTATTACATCTAATATCCATCCAAGGTTTTGGTGTGTCATAAGCCGCACTAGTAAATTTATTTAAACTCATTTTATTATATTATAATATAATATTTTTTATAATAAAATATTATAATATAATATTTTTTATAATAAAATATTATTAAAAATAAATATTTAGGGCGGTGGATTAACTTGGAATGTTCCTATATAACATACTTTTCCTATTTGTCCATTTGTAAAATTAGTTCCATTTGCTCTAAAATCACACGAAACTGAATTAGATGCTGATAATGTAAAACCCGTAGATGATGTAAATGGAGTAGAAGTATAATTACTCATATGTCCATTAGTAGGATATTCTTGATTATTTTGTAAAATTGTATATCCAGTAGGTATAGGCACGTCTATAGTAATAACTGCGGTTGTTGTTGCCGTTATTGTAAAATCGGCATTTATATATAATGTCATAAGATTATTATTATATTTATAAAATGCTTGATAATTACCTATAGTGCAATCATTTGCAGTTATAGTAGGATTAAATGCTCCTCCATCTATATCAACTGGTTGTTGTGGATTTACAGATTGCCCATTTATTTCTAAAGAACTACACTTAATATCATTACAACCAATATTTAAATATTGTTTATTTAAATAATCACTTGAATTGGTTAATTTGTTTAAACTCATTTTATTATATTATATAATTATAAAATAAAAAAAAATAAATTATTTTATTAAACTCGCGGGGGTCTAACATTTATTAATAAACCTTCATTATTGGCATCGCTATAAGCACAATAACCTAAAACTATTTGACTTGTATTATCGGTTGAAACCTTAGAATTATCAATATTATCTAAATATAATGTTGTGCCTTCTGCCACGGATATTGCTGACGTTGGATATGGTGTATTTGGTTGTAATGTTATATTCCATCCATCATCTTGAGCAGAACCATCACTGAAAAAATAAAATCTCACATATCTTGTTCCTAAAGATATTAATGCTGGAAATGTATTTGAAGGGACACCGCCCAATAAAATTGCACGTGGTTCATCCTTAGGTAAAATCCATCCATTATTAGAACCTCCAGAATTCCAAGAACCACCACCGAAAGAAGTTGAATATGGCGGCACTGTATTTGCTGATGTTTGTAACCATTGAACCGAAATATTATTATATGATACTCCATCTGTTGAGGTTTGTATACCTAATCTATCATACATTTGCGATGTGGAATGTTCAAAACCAAAACTATTTACAGTGGCATTTACTGTATATCCAACCCCCGCATCAAATGTTATACTATAATTTTCATTAGAATTATAAGAACCACCACCGCCACTATCAATAAAAGTTGTATTATTTGTTAAACTTCTTGTTGTTCCATTTGTAGTATTATTTAATATAACAGTTTCAAAACTCGGTAAGGTTGTTGATGTTCTTCGTGCTGTAGCATAACCAGTAGATAATATATTTGCTGTATTTCCCGCTGTTGTATCATCTAAACATATACCTATAATTTCGTGTTGTGATGGTAAAGAACCAATTGAAGAACATTTAATATTACCAGATGTATAATCATAAATTACGGGTTGCCCAGCACTCAAATTATTTAATGCCGTATATTGCTCTACAACTCCATAAGCGGGTTGTGTTGTTGCTGTTGTTAAATCAACTTTTATCGTTGAACCAACTAAACCACTAAAATCCAATGATGTTCCACCAGAACCACCCGCATTATCATCAACATATTTTTTTGTAATTAATTCTTGGTCGTTTGTAAACGCAGTTTGTGTTGTTGTTAATGTTGTTGTTATATTTTTATTTCCATCAGTATTTATTAAATCTTTACTATTTTGTTGTAATGTTGCAGAATTTAAATTTATAGTTGATGCTGTTGCTGTAATTGTGTTTGTTGTTAAATCAATCTGACAACCACCATTTAAAGATGTTATTAAGGGTATTCTTATAGTTCCTATAAATTCTGTTATATTTGTTGTTGTATTTACTAAACTAATATTTTGTGTTTTTGTTTCTAAATCTGCTATAGATAAAACACCATTAGAAACCCACGATAAATTACCGCTTCCATCAGTAGATAAAACATATCCGCCACTTCCTAAATTTGGGGTTGAAAAATTATTATAATTTCCGTCTGTTGTTTTTACTTTTAATTCTGTATCTATTTCTACAGTAAATAATTTTATTGTTCCATCAATTTGCGTATTTCCCGCCGTTGTATTTGCATCATTAATATTTTGTGTTCTATTAAATAATGTTGGGTCGGTTGGGCTGATTAATGTTAAATCAGTAAAAGCACAATTCCCACTCCCATCAGTAGTTAAAACCCAGTTTGTTCCGCCTAAATTTGCGGTTTTTAAATTAACAATATTGCCATCAGTAGTTTTAAATTTAAGATTATCACCAATAACAGTATCGGCGTAAATTTTCATCCATTCCTTTTCTTTTAAATCATCAGTAAATTTATTCAGAGACATTTTTATTATATTATAATAATATAATAAAAAAATCTTAATTATTTAAATTAATAAAGTCATAGCACTTACAAACCAATCTCCATTATAGCATTTATTTTTTGTAAATAACTCTGCAAATCTCTTTAAAGAAACATCTTTAAACCTTATCCGCATACATACCCACCGCCCGCACGTTTGCGTATGTTCTTTAAATTTTTGTAATTTATAATCATTTACTAATAATTTATAATTACTTTTATCTATTAATGCAGTTAAATGAGTAGTAATAACCCCTTTATGCCTACGTAAATTATATTTAGAATATTTTAATTCTGTATCTATATCCATTCCATAAGGGTCAAAAAATTCAAGAGTATTATTATTATGTTTTATTAAACATACATAATGACCAACATTTATTTCCAGTTGATATAAAATTACACAGCAATTATACGGATATAATATTTCATCAATATTATTAACTTGTTCTAAATCACTATATAATATTAATTTGGTTTTATGGTCTGTAATTCTCATTATATCATCACCGCTTAATTCGTAATCCTCTGCACGGTATATATCTTTGTCTATTCCACTCATTTATTATATTATAAATTAATATAATATTATAATAATTTTATATTTTATTCATATATGAAATCGTATATTTTTTGCCAGAATTGATGATGTTTTGATTTTTCGTGTCTTTTATAATGAATGTAGGAATATTCTTTACCACAATCACATAAGCATTTTTTATTTATATATTCTTTATTTTTTTCATAATAATCACAACTCATTTTTTTATATTTATCCTTTTTGTTATTATAACATATCTTTTTAACAATACAAATTTGTTCTTTATTATCTTCTCTGTATTCTTTTTGTGTTCTTTGAGGAATACATTTATTTACACAATAATTATGTCTAATATATTCGGCTTCTTTTGCCTCTAATTCTGTTTTACTATTACACGGGTATAACTCAACTAATAAAATTTTAGCATCATTATATTTCAATATTTCTTTTGATTTTATATTTTTTCCACTTTTTACTTTACTTTTATGTTGTGTTAATCTTTGTGCTAATGTTTGTGTTGTAGAACCATAATATTTACAATCACCTTCTAAACTTTCTATCATATAAATTTTACTATTTTGATAATTTACCATTTTATTAAATTATATTTTATTATATTGTTTTATATTGTTTTATCTTTAAACCATTATTCATACATTTCTGTAATAGGAAAGTAGCAACCTTTTTCATATATAACATATTGCGGATATGACCTATATACCATAACCCATCTTGATGGCAAATTAATAAACTTTTTTATTTGTGATTTATCAAAACCGCAATAAGTTTTTAGAAAGTTTTTAATATGATAAGTTCCAGAACCCGATTTCGGGAATACAACCACGCCCGTCGCTTCGTTTAATACCCTTCTTGTTGATGAATAATTACTTAATAAATGAGATGTAATCAACATTCTTGTTTTAAAATGCCTTCCACATTCAAGAATATGGTCTCTAAGAATTTCCATATATTTTCTCATATTTCTTTCTCTTATGGTATCAGTATCGTCAAAAATTACTAATGAATTTTCTAATTCTTGGGGTTCAATTGGGTCATTTATTAAATCATTGTCTAAAATAATTCTCGTTGGGTCGTGTTTATCTAATGCTTTATCGTGTGTTATTGAAGAAAATAAATAAATATCATCATCTTTAAACATCTTTTTAAATTGTCCTACCCATTTCCCAGCAAAAGTAGATTTCCCAGCACCACTAGGAGCGGTAATATATACTTTTTCAACAACTTCTTTATTTGGCAATGGTTGTAATCTACCATCTTTTAATTTTATTTCATTTTCTCCTTTAGTATCATTTAAATATAAATATTTCCCATCATCTTTACCGCCAAGAATTTTGGCAATTTTCCTACCTTCAATAAATGAAAAAAACATTTTTCTCTTTATTATTATAATATATATAAATATTGAATTTTAAAATTTAATTTAAATTTTTTTATATTTTATAATTATATAATAAAAAATGAGCAATCAATTAGCAGATGACGAAGACCATATTTATTACAATATAAATATTAGAAAGGGACCAGAAAATAAAGGAAAACCGTTTAGGGCTGAATTTGATGAAAATCGTGTTGAACCAGTTTTAAATAAACCAAGTGATTATGTTTTAGCAGTTGTGCGATTTTCAATACCTTCGCAAAATATTCCTATTTTTATTTGGAAAGAAAATGAATTTAAGGTAACTATTTCTTATCAAAATTTTGATTTTACAACAACTTTACAATGGATACCAAATTCCCCGGGTGGTAGTTACGATTATTTTGGTCCATCTATATGGAATTATCAAGATTTTATTGATAGTATAAATGCTGGTTTGTTAGCATCTTTTAATGATTTTGTTGCTGGAACTCCCGCATTTGCACATAAACCAACAACCGCGCCTTATATGATTTATACAGCAGACAGTGAATTATGTAGTTTAATAGCAGAAGAAAAATATGACGTTAGCGGAACTTACGCCGACCCCGTATATATTTATTTTAATTCAACATTAACTACATATTTCCCAGCATTACAAAATTTTGAAAATGAAACAGACCCATTAAAAACATATTATATTAAAGTAAAAGATAATTTTAATAATGTTTCTGTTGTTGGTGGTATTACATATTACGAAGTTAAAGAAGAATATACAACATTATTTTTATGGAATGATATGCAAAAAATTTTATTAGAAACTGATAGTATTCCAGTAAATAATGAATTACTTGGTTCTCAAACAAATAGAACAAGAAAAATTATAACTGATTTTGAACCATTGAGTAATATAAATGACCGTTCACAAATTCAATATTTTCCACAAGGACCTTTAAGATTTTATGATTTAATTAGTGATTATCCATTAAAAAGAATAAATTTAAGATTTTACTGGGAAACAAAAGACGGGAGAATATTCCCTATTTATTTAAATGATTATGATAATTGCAGTGTTAAAATATACTTTAAAAGAAAAGGAGAGATGATTGATTATTAATTTATTTTTTTAATAAAAATCTAAATTTATTATATATAATAAACTGATGGATAAATTAGAGAATACTTTAAAAGAAAGAACTTTATTAGATACAGAAGACCATATATATTATAACGTAACAATAACGGCAACAGAATATACAAATGATGCAGTTTTTAATGAAAATAGAACAAACCCTATTTTAGATAAGGGTGATAATTATGATTTATCAGTTATAAGATTTAATTTACCAACTCAAGCCATTCCTATTTTTATTTGGAGATATAATGAATGGTATTTATCATTGACCTATAAAACCGCTGTATTTACACGGGAAGTTCCATTTATACCTAATCAAACTGTTTCGCCAACATTCCCTAAATATTTTAAAGAAGCAATTTGGCAATATCAAGATTATGTTGACTGTATTAATTTATGTTATAAACAATTATTTGCTGATTTTCAAGCCGACCCTATATATTTAACTATACCTATAGCAGATAGACCAACAGAACCACCTAGAATGACTTATGACGGTGTTAATAAATTATGTAGTGTTTATTATCCTTTACAATATGATATTACTAAACCCGACCCTATTTATATTTATTATAATTCTTTAATGTTTATGATATTTAATGCCTTTCAGAATTATGGAAATGAAATAGACCCACTTTTAAGCCATTATTTAATTGTTAAAGATAATAAAAATAATATTATTAATGTTAGAGGAACAGATTATATAAGATTAACGGAAGAATTTAATGAGTTATTTTTATGGAATGATTTTCAAAAATTTATATTTGAAACTGATAAAATTCCAGTTAATAATGAATATATTGCCGGACAACAGAATATTACAAGAAAAGTATTAACGGATTTTATTCCATCAGCAGATATAAATGACCAATCTAATGCTCAATATTACCCCCAAGGACCTATAAGATTTTATTCTATGTTTAGTGGTATAGAACTCAAAGATATTGATATTCGTGTATTTTGGGAAACCAAAGACGGTTTTGTTGTTCCTTTATACGTAGATACTGGTGATAGACTTACAATAAAACTATATTTTAAGAAAAAAGGACAAATGATTAGTAATGTATTTTTTTAAACAATTTTTAATTTATTTTATTATATTATATAATATAATAAAATATGCTTTTAACTGGAACAAATTATAATATTAGAGATAACACCATAGAACATCAAAGATTACACGGAAAAGGAGTTTATAATGAAAGTAGAGCAGAACACTTTTTAAAATTAATGAAAGGTGGTTCATTTATTACCCCATCAAAGAAAAAAAATACTATGAAAGATATTATGAGAGGAGTTACTGGTGTTTCTGCTGTCGGAGGCAGTTTTAAACCTTCCGAAGAACAAAAAAAAGAAATGATGTTAAGAGTTGAGAAACCAAGGAAAAGAACTGGTGAAAAACCTACTGATGTAGGGCTTGCATCTGGAAGAAGTTCAAAAGGTATTGATAGAGATAGGAAAAATGATAAAAAACAAAGTTATGCTATTATGAGAGCAAATACTAAAAGACAAATGGCAGATACTCAACAACCCATTTAAGTTTAAATAGATATAATTTAAATTTTCTTAATATATATTATAAATGAATTATTATAAGAAAGGTGATTATAATTTAATTGGTTTCAGAAAATCAACAAAGAAAAATCAAAAATATGATGCTATTTTAGAAAATATAAAAACTAAGAAAAATGTTGTTGTATCATTTGGAGGAATAAAACCAGATGGAACACCATATGAACAATATAAAGATAGAACACCACTAAAATTATATTCTAAATATGACCATTTAGATGAAAAAAGAAGAGATAATTATTTAAAACGCCATTCTAAAGATATAAATCAACCTTATAGTAAAAGTTGGCTCTCAAAAGTGTATTTATGGTAATGAAATAATAACAAAATCATTTATCCCTATTATTTTGGTGGATTTTCAATTTTTCAATTTTTTTAGAAAAGAATAATTTTTATAAAAAAAAAAAATAATTATAAATATATTGAAAATGAAAATCCACCAAAATAATAGGGATAAATGATTTTGATATGTATATATATTTATCCTAATAATTAATTGGTAATGAACTATCCTCTATTAAACTCATTCTTGTATTTATCTCGCTTAATAAATTATCTAAATCCTCACTACTCATACCATTCCTTAATAATCGGGCGGATACATCACGATATAAATCATTATATTGCAAATTTGATGTATTATGAGAATGTATTTTTCCTTCTAAATCTATACTTGATGCAATGGCGGATATTGTTGCACTTATAGAAGTTGCGGATAATGCTATTATTGATACTATTGGCGTTGCTGGTGTTAATGATAATATTAAAGAACAAACAGAAACAGCATTTAAACCATTTACAAAAGATTTGATAAATGTATTTATTTTTTTTAATTTACCAAATTTTTTGTAATGTATATTTTTTCTTTTTTTAATATCTTCTAAAATGTGCCTTATTAATCCAACTTTGCCAATATAATTATTAGGGGTCTCAATTAATTTAATTGTGTCATTATCCCTATTTTCATTTTTCATTTTATTATATTCTTATATAAATATTATTTGTATTTTTTTTTCATAATTATTATTAATTTTTAAAGTATCAATAATATATAATTTACTTAATTTCATTTTACACTAATGCAGCAGAATTTTTTTTTAAAGTTATTCAAATTTATTTTACGACCTTTTGAAACTTCAATAATAAAATCAATAGTAGAAGAAATTAAATATTTATATCTATTATAACTTTCTTGACCCATAATAGTTTTAATATTATCCAATACAATAACTTTTTTCTCTATACCAGTTTTATCAATAAATTGCTCTGTCTTTTCCATCATTTTAATTATTGTATCAATAATATTGTCTTCGTTAATTAAATTATTATCCATTTTTTATTTTATTATATTATAATATAATAAAATAAATGTTTAATTATTTACAATATCTATTAGGGTATGCTGAATTTAACGAATACGAAGCAGATGTAAAAAGTAAAAGACAAAAATATTTATGCTGTGAAATAATAAAAAATAGTAATATTACACTTAAAAAAGTTAATAATAATTATAAACAATTCCAACCAAATAAAAAGAAAAGAATAAGACAAGTTTAATTAATAAAACTATCATATTTATCTTCAATAATATCAATTCTCCTATTTATATTTTTTAAATATATTTTTGATAAATTTAATTCTTTGGGCATTTCATTTAAAATATTATTATATTCTGTTTCAAACTCATCCATAATACTTTTAAATTCTGTTTCAATATATTTTACATCTCCCTTAGTAATTCTATTTTTACTTTCTAATTTAGAATATATATTATTAAGGTAATCTTCCATATCATTTATAAGATTATCAATATCTTTAGTATATATTTTTAATTCTTTTCTCTTATTAATTATTTTATTTACTTTATTTTCAAATTCTTCCTCATTATCAGAATTATCAATTTTTTTAATTTCATTACCAATTATTTTATTAAGTTCATCTTCTGTATCATTTTCAACATCAGAAATAGTATCTTTTTTTATTGATACATCGCTATTATCACTATTATCACTATTATCACTATTATCACTATTATCACTATTATCACTATTATCTTGTTCTTGTTCTTGTTCTTGTTCTTGTTCTTGTTGTTGTTCTTCTTGTTCTTGTTCTTGTTCTTGTTCTTGTTCTGATTTATCATCTTCGCTTATTTCGTCTAAGAGTTTGGGGTTTTTTGACATTTCTTTTAATTTATCTTCAATTTCTTTTTTTCTTATAAATAATTCATCCGTGAAATTATTAGGCATATTTTTATATTTTATTATATAATAATAAAAGAAAATTTTAAAAAAAAAAATATTTTCATAATTTATATAATAAAATATGAATTCACAAATTTCAAAAGTAGATTTAGATAATATGAAAGTATTAGGAGAAGGCGGATTGCGGCAATTTGTTGTTAAAAATAACATATTCAAAGGTATTTCTAACCTTAAAAAAGGTCAAATTGTTGATAGAATTATTAATTCTGAATGGTATAAACAACAAGCCGGAGAAGAAGACAGAAAGGAAGAAAAAGAAGAAAAATCATTAAAAAATAGTTTAATTGAAAAGACTAAATTAAAAGAAGAATTAAAAGAATTAGATAAAAAAATTAAAAATAAAAGCATTAAAGAGGAACAAGAAGAATTAAAAATAGAATTAGAACAATTAAATAAACAAATACAAAACAAAGAAGAACAAGAACAAGAACAAGAACAAGAACAAGAACAAGAACAAGAACAAGAACAAGAACAAGAACAAGAAAATAAAGAAGAAAATGAAGAAGAAATTATTTCTAAATTTATAAAAATATTAACAAAAAAAAATATATTATAATAATATAATAAAATGTCAGATATATATTGTGGTATTGGTAAAATTCCGGCTGGAAAAAGAAGGGGGACTGCTAAAGAATGTTTAAATGCTAGTCAAGTTAGATATTATGGCTTAGAACAAATTGCAAAAGAATTATTAGAACAAGGTAATAATACAATAGAAAAACAACAAAAAAAAGTTAAAGTATTGTTTACTACGTTGACTGGTATAAATAAAGCATTAACAAGAGAACAAGGATATAAAAAAAAAGATGAAAAAAAGATTGACAAGATTAAAGCAAAAGCAAAAAAAACTATTTCGGAATATAAAACAGAAAAAGAAAAATTAGATAAACTTGAAAAAGAAGAACAAAAGGAAGAAGTTAAACTTATTAAAGCAGAAGAGAAAGAAATTAAAGAAGAAAAGAAAGAAATTAAAAAAGAAAAGAGAAATTTAAAAAAAGATATTAATAAATTTCTTAAAAAGGCAAAAAATGCAAAAAACAAAGGAATGGATATTGATATTAAATTTGAACAATCAAAAGCAAATTTACAAGAAAAATTAAATAAATATATGGAAGCAAAAAAAGAATTAGCGGATAAAATTGATGAAGTAAAAGAAATGAAAGAAATAAAAGACAATGGGTCTTATGGAAATATAGACCCAAATGGGGCAAAAAAATATACTTACTTTGCTAATTTAAATGGTGAAATTATTTTATTATCAAGTAGTAATGATGAAGAAGAAGCATTAAACGAGGCTGAAAAAGCAATGACAGTTGATTGGGATGAATACGATAAAAATAAATGTGATATTGTTAGTATAGAATTGGAAAAAATATCAGAGGCTGATTTAGAAGCAAATGAAAAATCAAAAATTAAATTTATAGGCGGTCCAATTGTGGCAAACGTTTATTTTAATAGTTTTTCTTATGATAGGGGAGAAAAAGTTGATATTAGTGGTGGGTGTAAAGGTGAAGATAGGCAAGTTAAAGTTTATTTTGACCAGAAATATAATATACAACCAAAAAAAGGATATACATTAGCCGATTATGGCTTGGGTGTTCCAGATAATATGATTAGTAATTCTGATTTAAAAAAAATTGCTTGTAATGCCATTAATCGCGAGTATGATTTAAAACTATTTGCTATAAATATGTTTAAATCGGGGCAACATTGTGAGGGGAAAAAACAAAAAATAACAAAACCAAAAGAAGAAACAAAGAAAGAAAAACCAAAGAAAGAAAAACCAAAGAAAGAGAAACCAAAGAAAAAAAAACCTAAAAGAGAATATATAATAAATAAAGATGGGTCATTTAAATATGACCCAGATGATTTACCATCTACTGGAAATATAGATATTGATGAATTATTATCTATTATTGCTTCTAAAGTTGATATTACAAAAGATTTTGAAAAAGAATGGGTTGAATTTGGTGACAAAATTGCCGACGAACTTGAAGAAATGGGCGAAGAAGACGAAGAAAATATATTATATGATAAATTAATGGACATAGAAGAAGAACCAAACGGAATTATAGGTTATATCAATGATTATGTTAATAAAGTAAAAAAGAAATTTGGAAATAAAAAAGATAAACAAAAAAAAGATAAAAAAAAGAAACACATTAAAAATGTTCTTATTGCAATAAAAGATATTAGTTCGGATGAATATAGTGTAATAATATATGATAAACAAAAAAAAAAGGAAGATTTAAAAGAGTTCCCATTTTCGCCCTTAGCTGGGATGGTTGCTAATTATAATATAAAATTTGAGGGAAATGAAAAAGAATTAAAAAAAGAAATAATGAAAAGAGTTGATAAAAAATTTTCTTATGATACAGTAAAATATATACCGTGGACTGAATAATTTAATTTAGAAATTCCAACAATATAAAATATTTTTTAAAAAAATATTTAATTATAATATAATAAAATGAGTTTAAACAAATTAACAAATTCAAGCGATTATTTAAATAAACAATATTTAAATATTGGTTGTAATGATATTAAATGTAGTTCTTTAGAAATAAATAATGAACCCGTTGGTGTTTCTTTTGAATATAATCCCCCTCCTACTGCTATAACTCCTACTGATGCTGATTTTCAAAATATTGAAATTTTATATAATATTGTGGGCAATCATATGAATTTAGATTTTTTATTTTTTACGGTTAATTTACCTACAAATACACAACAACTTATTTTTTCTATTCCTTTGCCATCTGGTTATATTGGAACTGGTGCTGGTAATCCTATTTCTTTAGTTGCTAATGCTACTAATTCTACTGGTAATGAATTTCACCCACATATATCACAATTCACATCCGATAATCAAGGTGTTGAACTACATTTTCTTTCTGGAAATAATTTACAAGGTTTATTTGCTATTTCTATTCATATTACTTGTAAAGTTGTAAAACAATAAAAAATATTCTTATGATAAAATATATTTATAATATATAATTTTTTTATATTATAAAAAATATTTAATTATAATATAATAAAATGAGTTTAAACAAATTAACAAATTCAAGTGATTATTTAGAAAAACAATATTTAAATATCGGTTGTAATGATATTAAATGTTCTACTTTAGAAATAGGGGGAACTTCTATTATTCCAGCAAATATCCCCGTTAGTGGTAAATATGATGCTAATATTGCTATAAGTGTTGCTGGCAGTAATGATTTAGATGGGTGGGTTTATTACGAAGCAGTTGGTAATCAATTAAAATTATCTTTTGCAAGATTATACCAATTAGGCGCGAATGCTGCTCAAATTACTTTTGAAATTGATATGCCTTCTGGTTATACATCACAACCAAGTATAGGCGGAGGTGGGACTGCTTATACTACAGATGGGGTTCATACATCTAATATGACACAAGTAGCGATGGATGCGACTGGAACTAA